AGACCTGTTACCATAGAGAGTTTTTTCCCTGCTGATGAAAATCCGCAAGATTATATAAATTTTTTCAATGAGATTATGGATAAAAAGCGCAAAGTTAGAGTGATTTGCAAAGAGTTTGAGTTAAATATGATGGTATCTATTGATGGATTTGAATATGCAATGAGAGCAGGAGAAGAAGACGATAGATATTATACGTTAGAACTTCAAGAATGGCGGGATTATTCACCGCGTAAAGTTGTTGTAGAAAAACCTGTAGAAGATATAGCAGCAGCGGTAATTGCAACACCAGAAGAAAAGAGAGTAGAGCAGCCGCCTAAAGAGCCGCAAACATATACAGTTAAAAAAGGCGATAGTCTTTGGAAAATAGCTAAGAAATATACTTCTCAAGGTACGAAATGGCCGGAACTATATGCAAACAATAAAACTATTATAGGCGGGAATCCGAATCTTATATATCCGAATCAAGTTTTAAATATTCCAGAGGATTGGTTATAATGAATGTAAAATTGTTAATAACAAAAAACGGCGAAATCTTTGATTTAACAAATACGGTTGAGAAAATAAAGATTTCAACATCTTTATACGACCAAGCGGGAGAGTGTTCGTTTAGTTTGGTTGATAATTCAGAATATCCTAATGGATCTTTGGTAGAAGTCAAGATAGACGGAATAGGATTTTTTAAAGGATATGTATTTAAAAACAGCATTTCTGAAAGCGGCATAACAGAAATAACAGCATATGACCAGATGCGATATTTGAAAAACGAAGATACAATATATTATAAAGGCTTAACTACTGCACAGATTTTTAGTGATATTTGTAAAAGAAACGAATTAAATCATAAAATTGTAAATGATAATCTATATATAAATTTGCCTTATTTATATGACAAAAAAAGCATGTTTGATATTATTAAGACTGCTACAGATGAGAATTTGCGTGTTACTGGTTTAAGATATTTCTGCCGTGATAATTTTGGCACTTTGGAGTTTCTTAATGTTAATACTCTTAAAACGGATTTAATAGTTGGTGAAAAATCAATATGCACAGGCTTTGAATACGAAAAAAGTATAGACGATAATACCTATAACGTTGTTAAGCTTTATAGAGATAACAAAGAAACAGAAAAAAGGGATTACTGGCAAGCTCAAGACGGTGATAACATAAAACGTTGGGGAAAGCTTCAATATACGGAAAGCGTTGACGAGAACGCAAACGAAGCACAAATAAAAGAGTTGGCACAAAATATGCTTAAAGTTTTAAACCGTGAAACAAGAAAACTTGATTTATCAATTATCGGTTTTTATAATCTTAAAGCTGGTGATGGTATAAAGGTTGAATTGCCAGGAGTAAATGAGTGGTTCTTTTTAAAGTCGATTGAAACTACTTTCAGCAATGACATGTGTGAGTGTGATTTGGAGGTGTTCATACCATGACGGGCGAAAGATTAGCGAGTATTTTACAACAAACAAGAATTCAGATACCAACAAGTAATTTCCTTTTTGGTACGGTCAAAACAATAAATCCTATATCGGTTACAGTTAATGATTTACCAACATTAACCGAGGAAATGCTTGTTTTGGGTAAAAATGTTATAGATTATGAAACAGAAATCACGATAAATTGGACTTCTGAACCACATACACATTTTCATTATATGGAAGAGAACACAGATAGTAGAACGGATTATAGGACACATTCTCACGGTATTACAGGCAGAAAAAAAACGATTATACACAATGCGTTAAAAGTAGGTGATAAAGTTTTTTTAATACGCAGTAATGACGGACAGAAGTTTTATATTGCAGAAAGGATGAGTTAAAATGATTCCTGAAACAATTGTAACAGTGACCTTAAGCGAGGAAACAATAGATACAAAGACTTATTATATCAACTTTGACAAAAATCGTCTACAAGGCGAAATAGAGGGTCTAGAAAGTGTTAAGCAAAGTATTATTTGTATGCTATCTACAGAGCGTTACGCATACATTATACATACTTGGCAATATGGAGCAACAATTGAAAAATATATAGGTAAAAACTACGATTATATTGTTGCAGATATAGATAGAGAAATAACCGAAACACTTATGACCGACAATAGGATTTTAAAAGTATCTAATTTTAAATTTAAGCAAGAAGACGAAAAATTAATAATCACTCTTAACGTTGATACAATTTACGGAAACTTAAAAGAAAGTGTGGTGATATAATGGCAAGAACTTATGAATTAATATTAGAAACTGTATTAGCAAGAATTCCAGATAAATATGATAAAAGAGAGGGTTCAGTGCTTTGGGAGGCTGTCGCTCCTTTATGTGCAGAGATAGCACAATTAGAAATTGTAGCGGAAACAATGACAAAAGAAGCTTATCTAGGAACTGCTACAGGCGAATATCTCGATATCCTAGCTAAAGATTTTGGGTTTACGCGTAAATTAGCTGTTCCGGTTACAGTTAAAGCGGAGTTAATCGGAGGTGTTCCGCAAATAGGGAATAAGTTTTCAAGTGTTGGATTGAGTGATAATATTATTTATCAAATAACAGAACAAGGCGAAGAAACTAATATTTATTATATGCAGGCCACAGAGGTTAATCCACAAGCTAATTATTATATTGGTGAATTAATGATGGTTGATTTTATTAATGACCTTCAATCTGCTAACATTACAGAAGTAGTTATACCTCAAACATCAACAGAAACAGATAAAGAATTTAGACAACGGATAGAAAATAATCTCATAGCAGAGGCTACAGACGGGAATATTGCTCAATATCAAAAATGGCTAAGTGAAATTGATGGTATCGGAAAATCCAAAATTACACCTATCTGGAACGGTGCAAACACAGTCAAATGTACGATTCTAAATGAGTTAAATAAACCCGCAAGTACAGAGTTAATACAACAGGTACAGGAAATTCTTGATCCTAATAGTGAGGGTTTAGGCATGGGAAAAGCTCCTATTGGTGCGATAGTAACAGTAGATACTGCTACAGCCTTAAATATTAGTATTGTGACCACTGTAGTTTTCCAAGAAGGCAAAACATCAGCAGACAAATTAAAGCTTGAATTAGAGGTATATTTGGGCGAAATAGCGTTAGATAAAACCGCTGTAAGTTATCTAACAACAGCTAGCGTTATAACATATAACAAGGATATTGACTACATATCAGCATTAACAATTAATGGCGGTGAAAGCAATGTTGTAATTCCTGATGGTTCAGTTCCTGTTTTGCTTAGTCTTACTGTTAATGGGGTGGATTACTAATGCTTATAGAATATATACCTAACTTCTTAAGAGATATAGAAGAATATATCGTTTTGTTTAATAGTCTTGATATAACTGTTGAGCATCTTTCTGATGGAATTTATTACGCTATAGACCAAGCAAGTATATTAAACTGTAATGAACAAAGAATCAAAGAATGGGAAAGCTTCTTAAAAATAACACCAGTTGGAAACTTATATCAAAGAAGACTATATATTATTGCGACATTAACTACAGTAGGAAAACTAAATAAAGCTAAGATTGAGGAAATAGTAAATATATATACAAATGGTGGCGGAGCAATTATTTCTTTTCACAATTCCACTATTTATATAAAAGTAAAGCCACCTGATAACGGAGAGGTTTTTCTATTTCCGGATATAGAACGGACGCTAAATATTATGAAGCCTGCGCATTTACTCTTGTCCGTGACGCGTTATTATGCTACAATAGGAATGATTGAAGATAGTTTTGATAAAGTATCAGATGTTGAAGCATACTTTAATACTATAAATGATGTTGAGCTTTGGTTAGGAGTGAAAGAATGATAATTGATAGTAATGGTTTTATGAAAGTGGAAACTACAGATTTAACTACTGGATATAGAACTGCTATAAATAACAATGCTGATAAAGCATCAGGAATGGGACTTGACCCAGATGTTGAGCAAGCTATTTTAGATACTGATACTAATGTTGATACTATTAATAGCAAGATTGGAATTAATACAGATTCAGTTAATACAACGGTTTTCGGAAAGCTTAACGATAGAGCTATTAGAGATTCAGCGGGAGAAAAATATTTTCCTGTTTTTGGTGAGGATTATATTATATTTACTGTTTCTGTTACCGCGGCACAGAGTGGAACTGCATCGTCTATCGCAATAGATGATAGTTATATATACTATTCCGATTCTACAGCTAAAAAAACTCATAAAATTTAACAAAAACACTTTATCTAAAATCAGCGAGAGTGAAGAACAAAGCGGTTCCGGAAAAATAATTACAGATGATAGCTATATATATTACGCTGATGCGACAGCAAAGAAAATTGTAAAATTCAATAAATCCACATTAGCAAAAGTGACCGAAAGTGCAGCGCAGAGCGGAATAACATCTTCAATGACTTTAGATGATAGTTATTTATATCGTGTTGATAGTACAGACAAGAAAATTGTAAAACTTAATAAATCGGATTTGTCAACTGTTAGCGAAAGTACTGCGCAGACTTCGGCATCTTCTGATATAGCTGTAGACGATAATTATTTATATTATACTGATAGAACGGCCAAAAAAATTATAAAATTTAACAAAAACGATTTATTAAGCGTGGGTGAAAGTGCAGCACAAATCGGGCTTACAAATGCTATAGTTATAGATAGTGATTATTTGTATTATGCTGATTCCATAACAAAGAAAATTGTAAAATTCAATAAATCTGATTTATTAAAAGTCGATGAGAGTTTAGCGCAAAACGGCGCAATCAGTGCAATGGCTATAGATAACAATTATGTATATTGTTCTGACAATGTAGATAAAAAGGCTATAAAATTTGACAAAGCGAGTTTATCAAAAGCCGGAGAAAGTGAAACACAAACTGGAACTACTGCTTCAATAGCTGTGGATTCAAGTTATATATATTATGCTGATAATACATCCAAAGAAGTTATAAAATTATCTAATACCGATGTAGTATATAACCTAAAACATTTTATAAAGGAGTGATGGAATGTTTTATATAACTGAAAGCGGACGAGTAGTCAATGATAAAAGTTTAATCGGAACGGAAAAATTTATCGAATCAAAAACATATCCAGTTTCAGAAAAGACGGAATAGCTGGAATTGTTGCCGGAATTGATGTTTCTTTAAACAAACCTATTTTTGATTATCCAATTAAAGAAGATACTATACCAATACCAACTAAACAAG